TCTGGTAACTTTATATGATGGTCCAAATAAACCTTCTAAAACCCATTTATGAGTTTGAGTTCCGTCAAGAGTTCCTGTAAAACCAAAACGATATTTTGCATGATGAAGTTTTGTCATAATCTCAATAAGAGATTTGGACTTGAATAAATGTGCTTCATCGCCTATAATTACGCCATAGTCCTCAAAGAATGAACGTTCTAGTTTATATACAGATTGCCAAGTCGTAATCGTTACTGGGTATTCATTTGTTTTTTCTCTGCCAGAATAGATACGGTGGCAATATGTCTCAGCATCCCAACCATAATCTTGGAAATCCTTATACATCTGCTCTACCAGAGATGTCGTTGGAACGACTAAAAGTATTTTTTCGTTCTTATCTACATAGTATCGCACTAACGAATAAATCATCAGAGATTTGCCTGATGCAGTGGGACTTATCAGTAGCTTTCGATTATGTCTTAATGCATCGTATACTCCCTCTATTTGATACTGTCGTGGAGAATGAGAACAAATAGATTGCATATAATCTTTGACACCTTCGTATGAGATTAAATCATTAACCTCAAAAGGTTGTCCGTAAAATTTATTTTCTTCAAACTTATAAGAATATCCGTACTGCTCACAAAAATTGACAATCTTATCCAACAGTCCAACATAAATCTGTTTGGACCTCATATCATATAGATGAATTTCCCCATTCCAATTCCTTCCACGGTATTGGGGCATAAATTTTGCATTTGGAACCTCAAACTTGAAATGATCTCTTAGTTCATATTCAATATGAGGTTCTGTATTGATTTTTAAAAAAACTTCGTTTGATTTGGAAATAACAAGATCGGTTGTATTCACGATGACCTATTCATCTGTGAATATTTATTTACCCCAGTCCAGCGTTAAATCTCATAAATTCAATGGCATTTTTAATCTGATAAGTTCTATTTTGAATCATCTTCAAAATACTTTCAATATAAACAAGCATTGTATCATAATAATCAATCTTCAAACAAACTGTGGAAAGTTTCTCATCCGCATCAAGATATTTTTGCATCGTGTCTTTATCACGAATTTTTTTGGGAAATGGATTATCTACATAAACTTCTGGATCTGATTTTCCAGAATAATATTCATATCTTTCATGGCGAATATTTTTTCTTTGCTGCTCTGCTTTTTTTCTTAGAAGAAAAATTGTATTATATAAATCAAAATATTTTGCATGAAGAACAGGGATATTTGTGGATTCACTATGAAGATTATCCATATCTATTTTTGAATCCTTTTCCCACATTTCTTGAATAGTATCAAGATCAATACTCATAAGCGGTTGCCAGAAAGGTCTGTTATATTGTAAATAGTATACTTGAAAGTAACGTCTGCTGTAAAGTATTGAATATCTTCACTAGTAGCATCAAATTGTAGAGTTGATAATGAGTATGGCCACATGTCTTTAAATGTTACTTTAAAGTTTGGATTTTCTTTACTTGTCAAAACTTGAAGAGTCCCATCTGAATACAAGTTCATTTGGGATTTGTCTGGTTGCTGAAAGACTGGATTTGATGTTTGAAAATCGTAAATCTCCTGCAAACTTTCTGGATATCCTAGTCCTCTTATCCAGTTGTAAATTTCCATATAATTCTCAAGATTTTCATCCACTAAAAATCTTAAACTGAAATCTTCAAAAACTATTTTATCTCCGGGCGTGTCAATATCTTTTAAGTAGTTAGTTTGAACAGCAACACCAAGAGTCATTGATGGAATATTAGCACTATTGCCAAAAAATGCAACTTTCGGTGCTCTATTTAAAGTAAACTTAAATCCAAGTGGTGATAGAAAGTTTCTATTTTCTATCTGTTTATCGAAAGGATTTGCGACCATTTTTTTAATTATTTAGATAAAAAAAGGGAGTCCCTAAGGACTCCCCAGAATTTATGTGAATAAAATCACATGAGGTTCTTAACAGCAACTCTACGATAGTAGCGGTTGCTATTGAGATTGAGAGCACCGAGACCCTGATTGGTTCCTTCCGCAAATGGGTTAGCGACCATGCCGTAGCGGGTCTTAAATCCGATTTTTGGCTGGAAGCTGTTCTCACCAACGGCACGAACCATCTGGAGAGGAACGTATGGGCAATAGAACAGACCTGCATCATAAGGAGAAGAACCCTTATAACCAACAACGTAGTATTGGTTGCCAGGAGTGGTGTTGCTGCTGGTGAGGTTAGCAGCATATGGGTCAATATAAACTCTGAATTTGCCCATTAGAGTACCAGCAAAGGTGTTGCCGGTGTCATCAACAGACAGATTAGCGTTCAGTGCGGGGGTGTAATCAAGAACACCTGCCATGGTGAGTGCCGAAGCAACGTCAGCAGAGCAGAGGATCATGTTGCCCTTTCCACGACGAGTTCTCTGAGCGATTGCGTTAGCATCACGCTCAATTTGGAACAGAAGACCCTTGAACTTCTCAACTGACCAACGACCGTTGGAGTCAACATCAAGGTCAAATACGCCAGCGGTAGCGGTGTTCTGAACAGCACCTTGCTCAGCAACCTTGTAGATGGTTCTGATAACTTCGCGGTTGATTTCAGCAAGAATCTCAGTTGAGAGAATGTTTGCCAATTCCGCTTCAGCGTTCAGACCGTGGATTGCCTTAAGGTCTTGAGCGAGTTCTAGTGAGTACTCAGCTTTCAGAGCGCGTGACTTTGCAGTAACAGTGACTTTCTCAATTGAGAACGCCATCTGGTTAAAGGCATCGTTGCCAGTACCATCAAGGTTCTCAGCATCACCGGTTACCATACCCTGACCAACGTTATATGGTGAAGGGTTGGTGGTTGCAGTACCAACTGGGTTCAGAACTGAAGGGTTGGTTCCGCTTTGTGCGGTTGTACCAAAACCAACAGCAGCATCAGAGAATCCAGCTGATTCGTCACGTCCAGCGTCTTGTCCAGAGAATGCTGAATCTACTTCGTTGTAGAAGGTTTCAGCACCAGTTTGACTCTGGTAACGTGAACGCATTGCGAAGATAAGTCCAGTAGGACCGCTCATTGGTTGAACACCAGCCAGATCGTAAGCGATCAGGTTTGGCATTGAACGACGAATGAGTGAAATCAGAACTGGATCAAAACCTGCGGTAGGACCACCAGCAGCTGAAGTGCCGCCGAATCCACCTGAACCACCAGCAGCGTTACCACTGTTGGTTGGTGATTCCATGAGCATATTCATGGAACCATTATCGAAAGCAGATTGCTCTCTTAAAAATCTTTCTTGGTTTTCTAGCAGGACTGCGGTTACCGCTCTACGATGGGAATCTTTGATTGCATCAAGACCCTCATAGTTGAGGAGAGGTGCCCACTTTTCCTGCAGATGCTCGGAATGGAACATTTGCGTTTACCTTTTGTAGTGTGACTGTTTGCGTTTGAATTATATTAAATTCAATTATTTGCTAAATCTTGAAAGAGTATTCAGATATGCAGACATTGTGCCAGAAATAGATTCTGGTGAACTGTCTACACCCTCAGACAAGGTTTCAGTTTTAGCAGAAGGAGATACTGCTCTTGAAGGGAAATATGATTCCTTCAAAGTCTCCAGTTTTTCACGATATTCTTCTTCACTTTCAAACTCAACACCTTCGGCAAGTGAAGCGAGCTTGTCTTTCTGAGTAAGTGCTAGACCCTCAGAAACTTGTTCAAAGATTCCATCAGCAACCGACTCTGCGAGACGCTTGTTGAGGGAGATGTTCTTCTCGATTTGCTCGTTGAGTTTTGTCTCCATGTCATCAAGTTTTTCTACCATGCTCTCAAGAACATCATATTTATCTTCAGGGATTGTTACATAATGTGCTTCAAAAAGATCCTTCATTCCGGAGAGGAAGGATTCTGTCATTTCGGTCTTGAGACCTTTTTCAATAACGAGTGCATTTTCTTGCATCCACTCGTCAGCAACATACTCTAGGTATGCATCTACACGCTCGGAAAGTTCAGACTTGATTTCTTCAACTTCTTCAGCAAGTGCTTGTGCATATTGCTCTTCAATAGTTTCTTTGATTTCTGAAACTTTAGCGCGAAGAGCAGATTCGAAGATGATACGTGCTTTCTCTTGGAATTCCTCAGAAAGTTCTTCGCCTTCTAGAAGGGCATTAACATCTTCTTCGATATTAAACTCTTCTTCTACTTCCTCTTCTTCTTCCTCTTCCTCTTCTTCTTCGTCCTCTTCTTCTTCTTTCTTCTTGGCTTCGG